CGGCCGGCAGGAGATGGCTTCGGACCCACGAGGGCCAACTCTCCCTTCTCGAGGACGGGGCCATCAGACCTTGACTCGTTAGGCAGGTGATCGACCGTGACCACCGCCCCCGACCTCATGGTCGAGATGATCCGCACCCAGCTCGCCCCCGAGCTCCGCGAACGCCCCTGGGACACCCCCGGCGACATGGCCCTCGCGCTCGACCGCTCCACCGTCCAGACCGCGGCGCTGCAGCTCATCGACCAGCAGCTCGTCGAGGTCGCCGAGGGCCGCTGCGAACGGCTCATCATCAGCATGCCGCCCCAGGAGGGGAAGTCCGAGCGCACCTCGCGCCGCTTCCCGCTCTGGATGCTGCACCGCAACCCCAACCTCCGCATCGCGATCGTGTCCTACGGCCACAACGTCGCCCGCCGCTGGGGCCGCCGCATCCGCGACGACCTCAAGGAGAACCCCCGCCTCGGGCTCTCGCTCTCCCAGTCCTCGAAGAAGCAAGACGAGTTCGAACTCCTCGGCTACGAGGGCGGCGTGGTCTGCGTCGGCGTCGAAGGTGGCCTGACCTCGCGGCCCGTCGACCTGCTGATCATCGACGACCCGTACAAGGACGCCAAGCAGGCCGACTCGAAGGCCTGGGCCGACACGATCAAGAACTTCTGGTCCGAGGTCGCGCTCCCCCGCCTCGCGCCCGGCGCGCCGGTGGTGCTGATCCAGACCCGGTGGCGCTCCGACGACCTGGCCGGCTGGCTCGCCAAGGAGGGCGACGGCTGGACGGTGCTGAACATCGCCGCCGAGGCGGTCGACCCGTTCAAGCTTCCGGCCAAGGACCGCGAGCACGGGCTGCCCGACCCGCTGGGCCGGAAGCCCGGCGAGTTCATGGAGTCGGCCCGTCGCCGTACCGAGGCGGACTGGGCGAAGAAGAAGCGCGAGGTCGGGTCCCGCGCCTGGAACGCCCTGTACCAGGGCCGGCCCGCGCCGGCCGAGGGCACGATCTTCAAGCGCGACTGGTGGCGCCGCTACGAGCAGCCGCTGTGGGTCGAGCGCGAGGACGGCGCCCGGATCGTCCCCGGGGACTACGACGAGCTGCTGATCTCGTGGGACCTGACGTTCAAGAAGACCGAGGGCACGGACTACGTGGCCGGCCAGGTGTGGTTGCGGCGCGGCGCGAACGCGTACCTGCTCGATCGGGTGCACGGTCGGATGGACTTCGTCGACACGGTCGCCGCGGTTCGGCGTCTCGCGGCGCGGTGGCCGCAGGCGGTGCTGAAGCTGGTCGAGGACAAGGCGAACGGCCCGGCGGTGATCAGCATGCTGGCCAGGTCGGTGCCCGGGATCGTGCCGGTCGAGCCGGACGGCGGCAAGGAGGCCCGCGCGGCCGCGGTGTCTCCGCTGGTCGAGGCGGGGAACGTGTGGCTGCCGGCGAGCGAGCTTGCGCCGTGGTCGGACGAGGTCATCGAGGAGGCGGCCGGGTTCCCGACCGCCGCCCACGACGACGACGTCGACGCCCTGTCGCAGGCCCTGAACCGGCTGATCCTGCAGCCGCTGATCCAGGGCGGTCTGATCGTGACCGAGGACGACCTGCTCGATGACACCTACGAAGACGACTTCACGATCACGCCGTACTAGGCGTTCGGCTCCTTGACCTTGCGCTCAGTGACCTCGGCGGAGATCCACTTGCCCGGCGCGTAGACCGCAGCCGCCCCCTCGTTCCAAGTCAGCGCGAACAGGTGGCCGTCGTGCACCTCGATGCCAATGGCCTTCCCGATCTCCTCATGGATCTTCTCGCCGCTGATGTTGTGACCGACCAAGACCTTGACCGTCATGGCTTTCCCCTTCCCGGCGCCGGCACGTCCGGCGCCCAATCGCACGCTAGCGAGTGCGCCCGACACAAACAGTCGAGAGGCGGTGCCCCGTGACCCTGCAGCCGACCGCCCCGTCGTACGACCAGCTCCGCGAGGACCTCGCCGCCGAACGCTCCCTGAACGCCCTCATGGTCGAGGAGAACCTCGAGCGGCTCGAGCTCGCCGCCGAGGACCGCGACTGGCGCGTCGCCGGGATGGTGCTCGAGCAGGAGTTCACGCGGGTCGGGCTGTCCGCGATCTCTCGCAACTGCCAGCTCATGGCCATCGCCTCCCCGCTGGTGAAGCGCGGCGTGCAGATCCGCACCGGCTACATCTGGGGCCAGGGCATCACCATCCAGGCCCGTGCTGGCGCCGACGCCGACCAGGACGTCAACGCCGTGGTGCAGGACTTCCTCGACGACCCGGGCAACAAGCGCGTCTTCTCCTCCGCGGCCGCGCGGGAGCGGTGCGAGCGGGTGCTCGCGACCGACGGGAACTGGTTCCTGGCGTTCTTCACCGACCCTGCGACCGGCCGTGTGTGGGTCCGGTCGGTGCCGTTCGCGGAGATCCAGGACAAGTACACCGACCCGAACGACCGCGAGCAGGACCAGTTCTTCCTCCGTGAGTGGTCCGAGACGGTCGTGGAGAACGGCACACTGCCCGGCACGCTGCGGCGGCGTACCCAGACCCGGCGGGTCTTCCACCCCGCGCTCGGCTACCGCCCGACTGCGAAGGACCGGGTGCCGTCGATCAACGGGATCCCCGTCGAGTGGGACACCCCGATCCTTCACGTCGCGGTGAACCGCCCCGACGGCTGGAAGTGGGGCGTCCCGGACGTGTACGCCGCGCTGCCGTGGGCCCGGGCGTACGAGGGGTTCCTCACCGACTGGGCGCGGCTGGTGAAGTCGCTGAGCAAGTTCGCCTGGCGCCTCACCGGCGACCGGGCGTCGAAGGCCCAGAAGGCCGCCGACAAGATCCGCGCCGCGACCCCGACGTACACGATCGACCCGCTGTCGGGGAACTCCCAGGCCGGGCAGGCGTCCGTCGGCGGCCCCGGGGTGATGCTCGAGGCCATCCCGAAGGCCGGCGCCACCATCGACGCCGACTCCGGGCGCCCGCTCGCGGCCATGGTCGCCGCCGCGCTCGGCCTCACCGTCGTCGAGCTGCTCGCCGACCCGGGCGTCACCGGCGCCCGCGCGGTCGCAGAGACCCTCGACAAGCCGACCATCCTCGAGATGGGGATGCGGCAGCAGATGTGGGCCGACGTCACCGCCACCATCTGCCAGTACGTCGTCACCGCCGCCGTCGAGGCCCTGCAGGGTCCGCTGAAGGGCACCGTGACCACCGACCCCTACAGCGGCCGACCGGTCACGCAGCTTGCCGGCGACGTCGACGCGACCGTGCTGGTCGAGTTCCCCGACCTCAACGAGCTCGACCCGATCTCGCTGGTTACCGCGATCGTGGCCGCGGACGGGACGGGGAAGATGCCGCCGCTGGAGACGCTGCGGATGCTGTTGATCGCGCTCGGGGTCGAGGACATCGACGAGGTCATCGAGTCGGTGACCGACGAGCAGGGCAACTTCATCGACCCGGGCATCAAGGCGGCTGCGGACGCGGTCACGAACCAGCGAAACCAGAAGCCGCCGCCGCCGCCTCCGCCGCCGCAGCCACCGGCCCCCGGCGACCTGCCCGCTGCCGCATAGCTGGCCATGGCCCGGCACATCACGACCAGCGTCGTCACCGAGACGCTGGCGGTCGAAGGCGGGTTCTGGTGCCGGGCGTGCGCACTGCCCTCGGGCTGGATCTCCGAGGTCGTGATGCGGCACGCCACCGGGATGCTGTACCTGCGCCGGCCCTGGTGCGACGAGTGCGGGAGACGCGACACCCTCGAGATGTCGAAGTCTTGACCGTGACCACCACGACTTCCACGCCCGAGCCTGATCCGTACGCCGTCGAACTGCTTCTCGCTGCCGCCCTGCAGCAGATCAGCGACCAGCAGGACGCCAAGATCACCCAGGCCTGGGCGCAAGCCTGGGGATCGGTCTCCTCCGACCTCCTCGACACGCTCGCAGTCATCCTCGCCGACGTCGGCCGGGTCAACGCCGCGGCGGTGGTCCGGTACCAGCGGCTCGCGAGCGTGCTCGGCGCGATCGCCGACCACCTCGACGACCTCACCCAGCACGCCGGGATCGTGATCACCAGCGACCTCCACGAGGTCGTGCAGCGTGCCGAGGTCGGGACGCGGGAGCTGATCGTGGCGCAGAAGCTGCTCCGCGACGAGCGCCACGCGCTGCCGGTGCGGCGGGTGCCGTCGCCGGCGATGCGGGCGATCGTGCACCGCACGACCGAGCAGGTCACCAGCCAGCTGCAGCCGCTGGCCGACGAGACGTACACGACGATCCTCCGCGAGCTCACGAAGGGCACCGCGGCCGGGGACAACCCGCGCGAGACCGCGCGGCGGATGGTGGCCCGGTCTGAGGACCTGCACAACTTCGGTCGCTCCCGGGCCCTCAACATCGCCCGCACCGAGACCATCTCGGCGTACCGCGAAGGCGCGGCGGAGACTCAGGACCAGTACCCGGACTTGTTGGCCGGCTGGGCGTGGACCGCGCACCTCGGCCCCCGAACCTGCCCCGCGTGTCTCGCGAAGCACGGACAGGTGTTCCCGCTCGACGAACGAGGCCCTGACGGGCACCCGCAGTGCCGCTGCGCTCGTGTCCCCGTGGTCCGCGAGGCAGACGGGTCGACAGACCTGTCCTGGCTCCCGAACGCGGAGGAACACTTCAACTCGCTCTCCCCTGCCGACCAGCTCGCTGTCATGGGGCCACGGCGACTCGAGCTACTCAAGCAGGGCTCGATCACCTTCGAAGATCTCGCGGTCGAGCAGGACAACCCAGGCTGGCGCACGTCGTGGGTCGTGAGGCCAGTGGCAGACCTCGAGAAGCTCGCACGGCAGCGGGCTGCATGAGAGAATGAAGGTCCCGGCGGGTGCTGGTAACACCCCCGGGGTTGGCCGACTGGATTGGAGTCGACATGGCTGATCGTACGTGCACCATCGACGGATGCACTCGTGAACTTCTCGCTCGCGGATGGTGCCCAGCGCACTACCAGAAGTGGCGCCGCCTCGGGGATCCTCTCGCTGGACGCGAGTACGGCGCGGACCGCGTGAACTGTGCCATCGCCGGCTGCGACAACCCTGGCACCCAAGGCGGCGGGTTCGGCTGGTGCGAGAAGCACTACCGGCGCTACCAGCGACACGGCAGCCCGTTCATCACCAGCCGCATCGTGGGCGACGACATCACCAGGTTCGAGGTCCATTTGCGCGAAGGATCGGCTCCCGCCCACCGGTCGAGCCTTGGGCCATGCTGGCTATGGGGCGGCCCGCTGACTTCCGATGGGTACGGCGTGATGGAACTGCAGGACCTGCCGACCTCGTCTGCGCATCGCTGGTCGTACCGGTACCACGTCGGCGATCTGGTCCAGGGTCTCGAACTGGACCACCTGTGTCGGGTTCGCGCCTGCGTGAACCCGTGGCACCTCGACCAGGTCACACACGCCGAGAACGTCCGCCGCGCGAACGCGGCCGCCTGACCTACCCTGCCGGCGGCTGCTGCTCGTAGCCCTCGCCGGTCCGGTAGCGGACCGTCCCGCAAGCCGAGCACTCGTCCTCGAACTCCGCGCCTCTCCGTAGCGAGAGGTGGACCCCCTTCAACGCCCAGACGTGCTCACATGCCGTCTGGGCGTCGTCATGTCCGGCCGCGGTCACCCGCAGCACGCTACTCCGCCCTGACCCCACCCACGGGAGGCCCAGCCATGCCCAAGCCCCTGCAGGAGCGCGCCCGCC